CTAGTTGGTACGGTTCCGTTCGGTATGGAACTGGTTTTGTCCCCTTTTTGGCAAAATCCCGGAATATCGGAGATGTGTCACAAAGGGCTTCGTAGTTATAAAGGCCCTGTAGCCAGAGCATCATGTTTTCCCGCTCAAGCCTTTGCTTATCAGCTTGGCGGTATGCCTCTACCATCCATACATCACCATACCAATACTGTTCCCAAGTCATGCCGATGGACAGATAGTAGGGGCACTCCGCCTCAAATAGTTCCGTATAAGACCGTGGGCTATTTACAGCTCCACAGTCACCTCTGCGTTTTTTGCCGCATCCTCGTCAGTTGCAATCAGGTGGGTAAGGGCTGCCTGATTGTAGAGCTGAACCAGACGTTCCAGAAGAGCACTTGTCATCCCGCCCATACCATCCAGCAGGGCATCAGTCTGAGACCGGGCTACATTCTTGTGATTTTTTCGGAAAGCATAGTAGAACAGCTCCGGGATTCTAGTCACCGGGAACACTGTCAGCTCGTCCACCTTAAAGCCACGATTCTCGGCAAATTTAACGCTTTCTCTGCTAAAATCAAGTTCATACGCCGTCTCGGTCTTATTGTCGATGACGCGAACGGGCATCACTCTATCCTGAATGCTCACGACATTATCACTCATATGGTATTTCCTCCTCAAACCTCAACGTTTTTCTTGGTAGAAGATCTCAGACTCATACTTTCCAGATCAGTAGGCTTTGCTGCCCACTGAGGCGCACCGGTCGGGGTGATGTAGAGAGTTGTTTCCAGAACAGCAGAGACCTCCATAGCGGGCATACCCATCGGGGAGGGCTGACCCGTGAAATACAGTGCCTTGGTCAGCCCAGGAATCACGATACAGAACCAAGTAGCCTTATTTCCGGCGGCTGCCGTATCATAGGCATCGACAACGCCCTCCCACTCGGTCATAGATGCCTCGGTCAGGTTTGCCGTAAAAGACAGTGCGCCGCCGATGTCCTTCAAGCCTGGGACATAGGTCTTCCACTCCGTCTCTTCCAAGGTCGTTGTTTCCAGGTTGTCGGGCTCAGGGTTCAACTCAGGAATGCTTTTGATTTCGGAGATTTTTTCGTACCCAGTAGTCGGGCGAGTGCCAGCGGTGGCTTCTGCGGCGTACAACAGGGTGACGCCCGCTGTGCTAAGTTGGATTCCTGCCATAAAAATAGTACCTCCTAATTTTTTAGGGAGGCACTTGGCACAGAGGCACTCGGCACTGTCAGCCCTTTTAGTTTGTGTAGATTCTAAAATCCTTGTCCGCTACGCCCTCATACCGGGCGACAATGCGGTAAATAGTGGCATCCTGCAAATTGGACACCGGATTGCACATGGTACGAGTGAATCCCATCTTGGAAAACTCATTGTCGATGGTTTCAATGATATCCTTTGCCTCGGACTTCTTGTACCCTACACTGTTCGTGTAGACGTTTACCTCGTACATCAGCGACACGGCGTTTTCCAAATTTGGTGCCGCTGTTCTCATTTTTTGAAGCACGCTGTTGTCGCTTTCAACGATGGTGACGGCCGGAAATTTTGCGGGGCTGTCTACATATTCGCCAGACACAAAAATTCCTTCATAGGACGCTCGAAGCGCTCCTGCAATTTGACTGAAAAGGAACGATTCAATGTCTATGATACCGACCGCCTCCTCAAATCCCCTTCATAGAAAATGGTTTCGACATCTCGATACCCAAACACGTGATATCTTTTCCATGCTCTTTTGAACGGGAAATTAAATATTCTGCACCACTCAGACAAACATTTTTCTTGCCCATTTATTTTGATTCTGATGTTTGTCGTTTTGTTTTGCGCTTGTAACGCATACGGAATAATAGTGCAGTTTTCAGGAGAATATCCCTTATTTACATCGATTCGTTCAATAGTCAATCCGGGTCTCCACCCGTTTTTTACTGCCCATCCGATAAACACCTGGGAGTCCATCCATTCTTCGCACAAGGTTATTCCTCGTTCTCCGTAAGAATAGAACCGTTGCGACTTTGGGTTTGAACACCTGTTCTTCATGTTCCACCAAGAGTTATAAATTTTCTTGTAATCTGTTTCGCTTAATCCAAACGGGTTCTTTCTCCACTGCACAAAATCCCAACCTTATCTCAAAACCGCTTTGGCAACTGTCAAGAGACTGTCTCTCATGGCCCTGTCCGCATTATAGAATGGCATATGCGGCTTATTGCCGTAGGAGTGCCCCCACCCCTGACCATTTTTGTCTCTTCTTATAACAAGCCTTGGATCATCTGTCGGGAACCACCAGCCATTAGGATCATCCCAATGCCCGTTCCCCGGATATGTTCCTGGGCCAAACCCAAAATCATCATCCCATGGATGCCCGCCACCATAGCGTACGCCAGCGCCAAACTCAAAGAACAATATTGCTTGCGATTCGGCGTATAGGACATACCGCCCTTCGCCTTTTTTATCCAGTGTCAAACTTTCAATCGTCTCACCAGAAAACACATGTCCCTGCATGACGCTGTAGGCGACAGAGTAGCCAATCTCGCTAAGCTGCTTTGCGATTTCCTCGCCAGCCCCCTCAACCTTCTTCTGATACGCCTTGACTTCCTTCAATGCTTGGTTGATCGAGTCCGTGCTCAGCTTCAGTTTTATTTTTGGCACTTAGCATCGCCGCCTCAATCTCTGCTTTTCTATCAAACAATTTTTGTTCCGCTTCGTACTCAGATACAGAAACCTTTTTGATAGCGTATTGAATACTATTCTTCCATGGAGCTTTCCGCTTCACAATGTAGTTATACGGGCCGTCAGTATCAGCCCCATCTACCCACAAAACGGAATCCTCATCAATTTGGCAGGCCGTATCTGCGGTAGTTGCCGTTCGATCGTAATCCTCCAGTGAGCCGAACTGCTCCACCTCGGAATTGCCCTTGTTCGGGGAAACACACAGCATAGCGGATTTCAATTCGCTGTAAATAGGGACATATGAGCCGGTCGGGTTTCCATATTCATCTACGATTTCCTCTTGACCCTTGTATAGTTTGAAGAAAACAGGCTGTTGATTCCGGAGCAACGATCTCATAGCTCATCATCCTTTCGCTTGATGATGATTTCTCCAGGGGAAAAAGTGAGTGTCACTTCTGCAAATTCGTCCGGCGCACCATCATGTACATCTAACTTTGATACGCTTTTTAAATGGAATCCATCAATAGAAATATCACAAATATTCACACCGGAATATTCAATAACGGTTTTGTGTCCATTCGGATGAACCATCATCCCACCACCTTTGCAACTGGCGTCACTTCCTGCAAGAGCGGTTCAGAAATCCAAGAGGACTCCCAAGCCCGACTGATGGAGTTTTCCCCATGACTAAGCTGTCCCTCTGCTCCGATTCTGTTGTAGAGGTCAAGCGCACACCTGAACTGCAAATCAAGATACCGGCTCTCCAGTTCCTCCGGCCATTCCTGGAACGGATACCGTCTCGCCATGATCGCCGCTTTTGCGCTCTCCAGGCAGTCCTCCAGGATGGCCTCGTCCGGCTCATTCGTGCGGAGTTTCAACCTCGCCAGATTGTCCATTGTCCGCCCTCCTAGGTCTACCCGGCTTTTTAGGTGCGGCGGGAGGCGGCGTCGGTTCATCCAACACCGTCCCGTGCCGCTTCATCATATCCGCGTCTTCGGCCTTGATAGAGACCTGGGCACCAACTTCATAAAACCGGCCACCATAACACACGCGGTAATTTGGAATAAACTTCATGCTGCCTCCCGCTTTTCTTAACTCTCGAATGTAGCTCCAGAGAAATTGAACGTCACAACGCTTTGGTTATCTACCAACACTTCGAAAGCATCGGTCTTCGTAACCCGGAAAATAATATCCGGGTCAAATGCAATGTCCTGCTTAGTAGGTGAACCATTTTTCTTGAAGGTCATTTTGCTTCCGGTCTTAGTCAGGTGAAACGGAAAGTAATAACCTTCTTGCTCGTCCGGCTCAGAACTGAACTCGGTGTATCCGTCACATGATGGAATGTACCGACTACAGATCCATCAGCCTTGACCGCCAGGTCATCTCCTACCAGCTCGGACACCTGCTTCCACAATAGGGTCTGACTGCCGGGGAAAAGGCTTAGAGTGTCAGACCCGATCATCCCCCCAGGACGTTGAGCACAGCCACCTCGTCCATACGCTCGAAGGAGGGCAGGACGATTTCAGACGCGAAGGTGTTGATGTTTACAGGATGCTCCTGGAGAATACGGGTAATCGCAACACCTGTATTCACAATGGAAACCTCTGCGCTGGACGCTCCACGCAGATCCGCCTCTTCCGGAGTTGTTCCATACCAAGTGCCACCGAGTGCGCCGTCAGGAATCAGGCAGACATACCCATTGGGCACAAATGCATGGGCTACCTTGCTCTCGTCCCGGTACTGCTTGTCGTAAATGGCAATCCGCAGACCAGAAGTAGACTCCACAACCGCCTTTACTTCGGCGTCTGTCAGATAGCCAAGAGACAGGCCATTAGTGGTCAAATAACGATTCTTTACTGCATCCGTCTTGGAAAGCAGATTGAACGTGTAAGAGTTCATAATGGCGACCGTCAGTTCAGTTCCAGTCTTAGATCGGATAGCGTCTTTGACTGTCTTGAACGCCGCAAAGGGGTCAGCCGTAGAGGGCTTGTCCCAAGTTGCAGTATCAGTCAGTGCGGTGTAGTTGGAGGTCTTCCAAGAACCGTCTGTATCATACTTGTACGTGTAATTCACACCGTTTGCTTTAATGGCAATACCAACGTCTCCACCCTCGGGGAACAGGAGCTGCATAATCATCCGCTCGGGCACGACATTTGCACCGTCAACCAGATCTCGGGTATCGTCAAATACACGAGCAATCACTTCGGCAGCGTAGGGGTCGGTAGACTCCTGCACCCGCAGCATCTCCTGCCGGTCCTTCTCTTTGATCTTGTATCCCTCACGGAAGAAAGGCATCTCGGTCTCCAGCTTCTCAAATCCAATCCGATCACGGAAGGTGGCCTTCGCGTCGAATGCGGAGGGCATCAGAGAGACAGGTAGCCCACGGGAGCCTTTCAGCCAGGACAGGTCAAGGCCGGCCTTCTTGCGGGCAGGGAACAAGGTCGCGCCCAGATAAGGAATCTGATTGGAGGCAACCTCAATCCAGTTGGCCGCAATCGCAGCAGGAGTAAAAACTTCTCTCAAATCCATTATGTATCCCTCCTTACTCGTTCACGCCAATGTTGTCACGCAGAATGATACCGGGCACAGCAAAAGTATCATCCAGCGTAATGCTCGCATGGGACTCGACTTTCTTTTTGTCCACAACTCCCTGTACCAGCAGAGCGCCATTGGGATTCTCGGTCGGGTCTACATCATACAGTAGCATACCCACAGCGGTAGCATAAGAGGTAGTAGCCACCTTCTTCCCAGCAGTAGTCATGGGCATACCAGCAGGGACGGCAGCGGTTTCCGTGACACAAATGGGGATCGTCACAAAATCGTCAGCGGCCAGAATCTCAATGGTTCCGCCAACAGAAGTCTTGGTAAACTTCATCTGTTTCTCTCCTTTTCAATCAAAGGTAGTGTTTCAAACCTTCGTTTGCGTTTTTGAGGGCGTCGGCCCGCTGTTTGCCCAGATTCTTGGCAAACTCCACGGCCTCGTCCTTCTCTTCATTCCCACCACCAGCACCGCCAGGTTTGGGGTCCTGCTTTACCAGATCAGCCCGCAGTTTTTTCTCATAGGCGGCGTTGGCTTTCTGCTGGTTCTCAAAGACTTTCTTCATGTCGCTTTCGGCCAGCGCTTTAGCCGTATCCTCCGCCAACTTTTCATCGAAACCCGGCATGGCAAGGTAACTAGCCTTATAGGTGGAGATTGTCTTTTCAGTCTCCAGCTCTTTCAGTTTAGCTTCCATCTCCGCCCACTTCGCCTCGCGCTCGGCGGCGGCGGCTTCGTCCTCGGACAGCTTGCCTTTAAGCGTTTTCTTGGCCTCGGCCAATTCAGAACTCACTTTGTCAAACTGCGACTTCTGAATGTACCCGGATAAGTCAACCTTTTCCGGCACTTCCACTTTGAGCAGGGCTTCCACTTTCTGTTCGGCAGTCATGCTCTCAAACCCTTCAATGGCTGTGGTATCAATTGGCATATCAATTCTCCTTTGCGCTTTTGTGTCGGGCATCTCCGCCCCATATTTCGCGTTTGTCCGGTTCTCTCCGGTTTGCGTTTGGTAAGGCGCTTCTCTGCGCCGTATTCAAACGGCCGGGCCGCTTAAATTTACTTTTTCTTCGCCGGTGTATACCAGCAACGACAACCGGGGTGGGGCTTTGGCGGTATGCTACGGATGGGATAAATTTTCCCGTCTCGTTCCTTACAAGTGGAGCACTCACGCCCGTCATTCATGGTGTTCCATTTCACATAGCGAACACCGCTGTCTTGAAATGCTTTCAGTGTGGATTGGTCTGTGACTTCCACCGCATACCATTCCGTCATCTGCGCCCAGTAGGAAAGGCCCCGTCGAAACTCTGTGACCTTTGCGGTGGTCGAGTTAATAGCCTCCGCTGTGCGGTCACGCTTGCGCTCCCATTCGTGGGAATACTGGTATTTCGTAACAGCGTTGTACGCCGCCAGCAATGCCAGTAACCACGCTAAATCAGGTGGTTCCTTTCCGTGCGGCTCGGCCTCCTGATACCGCTCCTGCGCCAGTTCAAGAAAGACATCTTGGTTGTCCTTACGTAGCTGGTCATATAGCGTCCGGGTGACTTCCAGCACATTGAGTTCATCAAATTTCGCCAGCGCCGCTTCGTCTTTGGCGTCCTCAAACCGCTTGACCGCCCTCCTATTCAAAAGGTCGATGGCTTTATCGGTGAGGTCATAAGGGTTTTTGTTTTCCAAACAGTTCATCCCCTATGCGGTTGTATTCATCGAGAATTGCATCAAAAGCGGCATCCCATTCCGGGCCATGTTTAGCGTCATATCCAACGGCTACATGTGCAAGTTCGTGTGCAAAAATTTCTGTTGCGTTTTCAATGTCCACATTCGGGTCTACTAAAATTTGAATTTCTCCATCATCGCAGAAATTTGTGAGACCATACGCCTTGTCTCCATCGTCTGCTTTCAAGTCAGGCTCAAAGTAGCACTCGCACTCTTTTCCAGGATAAAGGCTCTGAAATGCTTGATATACCATGCTGAACGGGTCATTCCGAAACGGAGACATCATTGTTTCTTTCCTCCGCAGTTATATTTGTGTCCCTGTTGGTATTCAGTTCATCTCTCAAACTCCGCTCCATCTTGCGTTTCTGTTCCTCGTACCAATCCATACTCACACGGTATGCAGATTCGGGGTCGCTGAATAGCCCACTGTACTGGAACGCCAACTTCGGATGAATTTTGCTATTGTTCAGCATCTCCGCCAGAACTTGCGCCTTGGACTGGATATTGGACAGGTTCTTGCGGGTGAACTCCGGCTTGATGTCTGCCAACTGCAAATCCAAATCGCCAGTCTCACGGCAGATATACAGCACCAGCCGCAGGAACTCCCGTTCCGACCGCTCCCATGTCTTTTCCGTGTCCTTGGCCCGGCTCTCAGCGGCAGACCATCCATCTCGGTAAATGACCGCCTGCCCAGTGTCGCTGGTAGAGGAACCTCCGTTCCGGTTCGGCATCCCGCAGATGGTCAGGTATGCGTCCTCCAAATCGTCCACAATGGTCTGCGTGTTGGTCTGGTTCAGTTCAGAGGCGATGCGGTATACTTTGGCCTCCATACCAGCCTGAACGCTTTTGATAGTAATTGCCATCCCGCCCTTTGCCAGTTCCTTATATTGACCGTCCTCTAACTCACAGTTTTGGAACACATCAAAGGCGTTGACGAAATCCTGAATACTGTCAAGCCGGTTGGATTCAATCATGTTGATTGCGTTCAGGATTGGGATGACCGGCTCAAACGCACCCATGCGGGCGTCATTGTTCACATACTCCACAATAGGGATGTAGGGGATGGTACGGCCCTCCTGCTTAGTGATCTGACCGTTCTGCACCTCGAAATACCATTCTGGGGTGTACACGCAGAAGTAGGGCTGTCCCTCATCATCTACCTGTTCCAGCACACCAGCGACCTTTTTCTGCCCTACTCCGCTATGGTAGATGCAAAACGCCGCTCTTGGGTCAAGGGTATATATGGATGCCGGGGACCCGTCTTCTTCTCCGACTTCGTCAGTGAGGACCATGCGGACCGCAACACCGCAGATGTGCATCCAGTCTGCCAGCTCTTTGTCGAGAGTGTCTTTGCTCTCGGCTCGCATATATTCATTCAATGTATTCACATTAGAAGAAATATCATCTTCTCCGCCGTTGGACACATAACGGATTGGGCCATCCAGAAGGTAAGCAGACTTGAATACCACGATTTCGTTCGCCCGGTTAATCATCACCTTGTTGTTGATCTCCGGGCGGACGATTTTATCTTTCAGCCGGATGTCCTGTTTGCCTCTGTAATAGTCATACAAATAGGACATTTCCGCACTGTTGATGCGATGCACGGCCAGTGCCTTGCCCAGCACCTCCACCACATTTTCCGGGGTAACTTTCTTTTTGGCGGTGTAAATTTTTCTACGCCCAGTCAGCCCATTGACCGGCCACTCGGATATAGCTCGAACAGTATTGTTTTCAGTCACTCTGTCACCTCCAGACAAACAAAAAAGTGCCAAGAACAGACCCGTATAAGGTCTACTCTCGGCACTCGGCACGCTTCGTCCAGGCATTGCCCGGAGGCACTTGGCACTAAACTATATATTCTCAGGCGCTTTTATCGCCTTTTAACTCAATCTTGATGTTTTTCTTGCAAGCCTTACAGTATGGATAAACTATACCAGTTGTTTTGCTATCCACCTGCATCAAAAGCCGCCCTTTTCCATGATTGATGCCAGCAGCGGCACAGACCGGACAATAAATGTCAATCTTCATTCAGTTGGGCGACTCCTTTCTAATTCTGGTGGACCATCTTGGAATCGAACCAAGACCAAGCCCTTATGAGGGGCCCGCCCGACCATCGGGCCAATGGTCCAGATATACCCCTTTCGGGGTATGCTGCGGGGTTGGTCAGGCTTGCCGTGGGCCTGTATGTAATCCGCTGTGCGGTATCACATCACAATCATCAAGGCTGTATTACAATCAGCAACCTATTTCCGTTTCTGCTACTGACGCTTAGACACCGCTGGTCGGTCTACGTTGCCACACCTTTCCATCCTCACCTCACATACTCCATCCATAGGAACAGCCTTGATAATCACGGTACATCTCAACCCCTCCGCTGGTGTCGTCAGTCGGAACCGTTCATCTTTATAGGGCCGGGGTCAGCCAAAAATAATTTTTTCACCTTGCCGCTTTCGCACAGCGCACAAGGAAGGCCCGTCTGCTTTTAGCCTGTGGTGCCATACATCTGGTGCCACCGCCCGCCTCAAGCGGCGAGGAGCGGCATATGGCGGACAGTAGGTTATCCAGCCGCCCATTGGCATTTAATTTAATCGCGCAGTGCCTCTTTTGCTTTCCCTCTGCGTTTGGAGCCGAGAGGCGGCATTGAGCCGCCACACGTCCGCGACGTAATGGGCCGCCGCTTCCGCTTCTGCTACTGCACTCGGTATATGTGCGCTTCCCGCTTAGATTGTCACGCCCTAGCCTTGGTGGCGACATCATGATTAGCCACTCGCAGGGTAGTTTTCAGCGGGATAGCGCTGGTAGCTATCGCCCTACACAAGCGTCCGGCTTCCACGGATGGGAGCGACCCAATATAGCAGGCGGACTGAGTTGCACAGCCTGGAGATCACCCTGCTTCTGGCTCCTGCATATCGGCGGATTCCGTCTCTACACGCTCCGCCGGGCGCAGCCGCTTTCTATGTGTCGGCACACCGGGGCAGGTCATAGCTGCCACCGCTTTTTTAGCTCCGCCCCCATGACAGGCGGCTCGCGTCTTACTCTTCCCAGCGCCTAGACGCTCCGGCAGTCTGGTGTAGTGTCTTTCCACCGTCAGCTCCGTGGCCTTTGGAGCGGTTTAATAAGTTGGCTACCGCAAAAAGTGCGGGTCACCAAGCCCTCGGCCGGAATCGAACCGGCGTCCACTATGCCAAATCAGGGTATCGCTCTCACCATTGAGCTACAAGGGCATATTGCACACAGTAGGGGCAGCGGCTGCACCGCCGCCACCCCGCCCGTGTGAAGGAGGCTGGAAAAGAAACCTGGCGGATATGGGCAAATATCTATCCTCCTTTATTATACCACAATATATACGATTTAATCAAGGCATTATACACAATATTTTGTGTTTTAAAATGGACGGCGGAACACCTCTACTTTGTTCCCTTCGAGTTGCTGAACATACTCAGCAAACATTGCCCAAGCATCAGGAACATCATCATGCTTATTTTTACCTGCCATCGTATACCCGCAAAGGAAGTTGAGCATCCTTCGATATTCCTTGTCCTTCTTTATGACAGAGTTGTCTTTGAACAGCACATGGTCTTTCACCCACGGCGAGTTCACTATGATTTTTGTTTCCTTTTGCTGTGTCGTATATTTTGTGGTGATTTTCGCTATACCGCCAGCTTCTTTAACTTCTTTCTGAACTTTTTCTGCTACTTTCCCACCAGCGCTGTTGCTTTCAAACTGGCCCATTTGAGCCTTATGCTGAAGGAGCTTTGACACCAGCCGCGCCTCTACAACCTCTGGATTGCTGTTGTCGCATACTACGTCTTCACAATAGAAGGCATTCCCGTACTGGTAACAAATTGGCATGACGCAATAATCAGTGCCCTTGTCCTTCGTATCGCACACAAACAGGATTGCATCTGGTTTCCCGTCAGGAAGCTCAAAATACCTGCGCAGCTCATCTTCATTGTATAGCTGTCCTTCACGCTCAATGGGCTGAGTCATGTATAGTGCCCTCCAGGAAGCATCGTCCATAACATCTCTCTGATTGTGATAGAATGCCGTGGTAAACCCAAGTCCATACGGATAATCAAAATTACTCTCATCATTTTCATCCAGAGCAGGTAGGTGGATAAACTCTGCCATTGGGTCTTCTGCATGGGCTAGTTCAAGTCGGTCAATGGGGTCATGTAACGTCCAAGGTGTTTGGACAAGAAGCTGGACACAATCTCCGATCATACGCTGCATGAGGTCTGTATAATACTGCTGCCAGAGCTTGTCCATGCGCTCTTTACTCATTGCGGACTCAATATCAGGTACAAGGTCATCTGCTACCAACAGGTTTGACGCACGGACCTTGCCTGCATTGCCGGATCCGATAGACGAAAACTCAAAGGTCTCAAACCGCTTTCGTTTCCCGAGATCAATCCGCATGTCTTGGGCGTTGGTTTTACAAACTTGAATAGATGGGAAAATATCTTTCCACAAATACTCCCCTTTAGGATCTAACATCCGCCCAACTTCTTCATAAGCCCCACGCAGGAATGAATTTGAGTGCGACCCCATCAGAATGCTTAAATCTGGATTCTTTAACCCCTCCATCACCATGAACATCAATTCAATGGTGGTCTTCCCGACGCCCGGGGGAGCCATAACACCCAAAATGCGTATCTTCCGTTCAGATAGCCGCTGCATAGCTTGAACAACCGGAAGTAACTGCTTTCTGCGTGGCATATAAAACTTCTTTTTCGGCTCTCTATCCCACTCAGCATATCTTATCGCCGCATCAAAATCATACGGCGCATCAAACAGCAGACTCCGCTTGTTCAGCTCGAACATACGGAGGCTTTTTTGTTCTGCGGCGAATCTTGCGGACAGCCGACGTACTTCCTTGTTTCGCTCATGGGCCAAGGTAAAATCTTCTGGTTCTAGCAGCCGCAACGTATCAAAGGCATCAGATAACGCAGACGGGTCGGAGAGGTCACGCTTGAACGCCCTCTTCACCAGCTCCCGAATTTCCATAAAAATAAAGTGCCTCCTATCCTTTCAGATAAAAGGCACTTGGCACTGTTCGCTCCATCTGGAGAGGCACTTGGCACTACAATTATTCAATCTTCCGCCGGTTCCGGGTACGGAATCCAATGAGTTACTTCATAATCCTTTCCAAGCCCTTCCCAGTAATCTCCAACAGCATCCGCAAGCTGTTCCCATTCTTTGTACTCTGGATTGTATCAGACATCAACCCAGGTCTGCTTTCCTCCATCATTGACTCTTACCGTCACCATTACCGGCTCCATATCCGGCGGCATCCTATCACAGCATTTGATCCAGTCCATATTTCTCTAATAGCTCCCTCTTCTTTGAATCATAAGCGGCCTTCGCGCTTTCAATAGACATAAAACCCGTCTTTACCCAGCGCTCTCCGGAAACCTGTACGGCTGCCCGGTATGTTTTCCCGTTTTTCTCCGGCATAACACCACGCACACCAGTTTTGCTTCTTAGCATCGCTTTGTCTGTCTTCGCTGCCGCAATATCTGCGCGCTTTATGCCACCCGTTTTTGCAAACTTGGCCTTAACGGCAAGTTCAGAGTATTTTTTCATATTCTCGCTTTTGTATTGCTGGCAGCCACATCCCTTTGGTTTGCTTCTTATCGTCTGTGCGGGGAACTCCTTTTCGAAACCGCACATGGAACACTTGCACAGATACAGCGCGTTCCCGTGTTTGTCAATTCCGGTTCGCTTCAATACAGTCAGCGCACCATAGGTTTTCCCGGTAAGATCTTCCGCTTTCTCACGCTTATTGCATCCACAATCTTTCTTTGGCGATTTTTTATCGGTTAACCGTTGCCCCTCAACGACGCACTCATTTCCGCACTTGCGGCACATGCACCGCCAAAGCATGGCGCCTTTGGGCGAGCGCCCAGCGGGTTCTATTACTATCAGTTCCCCGAACCTTTGACCGGCGAGGTCTTTTATCTTTCCCATCAGAAACACACTCTTTTTGTTTTGCGCGGAATTTTTCTTGCCTACATGTCGTCCTGTACTTTCAAGATGTATTCTCTTACAGAGCGAAGGGCCTCACCTTCTGGCCCAGCCTTAAACGACCCGCAAGCCTCAATTTTCTTGTCAATAAAACCCAAAATCTGATCCAATATCTTACACTCTTTACACATAGTCAATACCCCCTTGTTTTATCTGGAGGCGTGTGCTATATTATCCTTGTCAACACGCCTCTGATGTGTTCTCATTCAGATCGCCGCTTCCTTTTGACCGAGGGCGGCGGTCTTTTTTTCTGCTCAAATTATACCATTGGCTTTTACTAATGCCCATCTGCTTACAGGCGGCTTCCACTGTGGTGGAGCTGTCTTTTTGCATTTTGAAAAATTTTAACTCGCTGTTTTATGACTTGCAGAAATCACAATTCTGTCCAACGCCCCCAACACTTCTCCAAATTGACACTTCATATCTTCATAAGCAATATAATCTTCTTGCATATCGCTTTCCGGTATCTTCCCAGCTTCGCATAACTTATATCGTCTAAGTTGTTCCTGCGAAAGCATTTTCATCGTATTTGTAAGGTTGTGCCCCATCATTTGAGCATATTGTATGCAAATAGTTTCTGCGTCTGATGCGGTTTCTTCTCCAACATAAAACAGGAGAATGTATGCTTTACAGCCGCCAGTAGAAATTTTGTCTTTGAATTTCTGTGTCCTGTTCGTCGTTTCATATACCCGCGTGTGCCACCCGCACCCAATGTAAAAAATTTCTCCGTTCCCATCGACCCACGCATAAACGAACTTCCACCCGCAAGCGTTTGCCTCATAAGTCCAATCAACGGCATACTGGTAATTTACATTCACTTTGTCGAAAAGGTCTGGAAGTTCAGTTCTCTTTGCTCTTGATATTTCTTCCAAAAACTTTTCTCTTGCGTCTGTTCCTGCACACCGAAGAAACTCTACAGCCGCTTCTTTGGCACGAAAATACAATGTATCAGACATTATTTATCCTCCTTCAACAACCCAGCCTCTCTTTGCTCGTCCATCCACTTGTTGTACCGATAGTAGAAAGTGCTTTTTTTCATTTCGAGTTTTTTTGAAGCCTCGTCAAAAGAGATCTTCTTTGCGTGGTACTTGGAGAACACTTCATGCACCATCCGTTCATCCGTTCCATAGATATTCTCCCGGCCCCAGCGTTTCCCTCTTGCCTTTGCCGCCGCAATTCCTTCCTTCTGCCGTTCCAAAAGCAAATCTCTTTCAAACTGTGCCATGACCGCTAAAAGGCCAAATGTCAATCTTCCAGTTGCAGAGGTCAAATCAATGTCCTCTTTTAGACTTTCCAACTCAACGCCCTTATCCCTCAACTCCTTCGCAATATCATACAGATCAATCACGGACCTCGCCATTCTGGAAAGCTCATGCACCACTACGACATCCCCTGGTTGCACAAATTCAAGCATCGCTTTTAACTGCGGCCTGTTCCTGTCCTTTCCGCTTGCTTTCTCAATAAACAGCTTTTCTACATTCATTTTCTCCAAGCTGTCCTCTTGTCTGTCCGTATTCTGATGGGTTGTGCTCACCCGAATATATCCCACTCGCATTTCACTTCGCCTCCTGTTGTGTTTAGTCTAACACATTATATTGTACTTGTCAACAGGCTTTATTGGACAAATAAAAGTCTTTTTTCTGTGTTCTCACAGTTTGGGTGTAACCCTATTTATACCTTTATGCCACATTCCCCCGCCGGTACCCTGTCCCGCCATATCTGTATCTTGTGTAAATCCGCATTATCATACAATATCTTGTGTTCAATAAACTACAGAAAATAAAACTCTAAGAAGTACAAATTATCTATTGACATTATTGTGCTTATGTGCTATCATACAATCACAGCAAGGGAAACCTCGCTGAATCTACCGGGCAGGAGGTAACGGAAATGGAGATTGATAGCATGACCCAGACCGAGTTAGCATCCTATCTTGAAACCCTGGCGAAGCTGGTAGAGGCCACGGCTAAGGACGCGCAGGACGCGGCCCGCATTATCCGAGAGGCCATCCCCAAGCAGTAAAAAAGATAGCCGCCCAGCCCTGAACAAGCAAGCGACTATCTAAGACCCAGCGGAGGCGGTTAGAGCCTGCCATCTGGCCGCCTCCACTATAACACAACTGGCAGGGAAAAGCAAGGCCACAGGCCGGGAGGCTTAACCATGAAAATAATCGTAGATATTGCAGGCCAATTTACCATTGCAGACCAGACTCCGGAATATTTGGCCGTTGGATTTATCGGCTCCGCATGTGCTGACCGACTGACCCCGGCACAACTTAACCATGTGCGCGGATTTTACGGCATGACAGGCAAGCGAACGGAAGTCTGGCCGTCCTACCCTGTAAAACTCAATCGCAACCACTACAACGACTTTTTGATTATCTACCGGTCTTGACCCGCCCGCCGGAGAATGGAGGTGACCCTCGCATAATTATCCTGTTTATTGTCCTCCTCCCATTTATGGTGATCTGGGAGACGGCGAAAAAATCTTGACTGCCCCGATCGGGCGCGATACAATCAACACAATGGAGGCCCCGCGCAGGGGAGAAGGGAGAGCAAACCATGAAAAAGCTGACTGCTAAAGAGGTATTCACCCGCGAAGCCTATGAGGGGCTGACAGCAGAAGAACGCCGGTCGGCGCTAAAAGTTGAACAAGCAAAAGAGTGTAGCGGCTGGAGAGCCTACCCTGACACTTGTGCCGAGCTGGTGGACCTTATCCCGGATGATTGGTGGAGCAAGTACCCTGCCCAGCATATCGGGAAGGTTATGTCTCTGCTCAAATCCGCTATTGACCTGGGAGTTGACAAAGGCCGCCGCGAAGTGTAATATAAAAGCGTCGGGAGGCTGAGGCGCAGCTTTCTGGTGGGCCTCGACCCTGGCCCCACGGATTGAAATATAGATATGTATATTAATACGGCAAGAAGAGAGGGCTTACTAAGTAGGCTCTCTTTTCTTTTCCGATGGAGGCATCTGCCGCGTCGGATGCTAACTTAGATACCACCCGCCCCGCTATGGGGCGGTTTTTTTGCCCTCCAGTCCCTCCAGCGTGTCCGCCCATATCCCTACACTCCCCAGCAACTTCCCGCTGCTTGCGTGGCCTCCTACGGTCAGCAAGCGGCATTTTTGCGCCCGTGACCAACAAAGAGATCACGCCCCAAAAAGCAGAACCGCCGCAAAGGCCATTTACAGGCCCGTAGATCAGTTTAAATGTCTGGCGGTGTCTCTATATTCCAATGCCACAAAACTCCGTACAGAGGACCGCACAGCGCCACACAATGCATAAAGCAACCCCGGCCCACTCCATCAGGAGAGAGCCGGGGTATTGTCATTTGTTACGGGCCAGCGATAGGACGGCGCAGCGCTCTTTGTCTGCGTCCCACCAGGCGCAGCGGGGGCCGTCACAACGCCCGCCGATATACTCCACGCGGGGCAGCTTGCCGTCGGCCTGGAACTTAATCACGCTAGTTTTCAGCGTTGCGGCCAAATCGGGCACGGGGTCTAGGCTCCAAAGTGCCAGCCCTGGAGATTGTGCAGCCTTTAGTGGGCACAACCTCCCGCGCGTGAGGCTGTCATAGTCGCTAGTCCCTGGCGAATCTTCAGCCATAGTCGCTACTATAGTCGATAGTCGTTTACTCATCCACCACTACAGACCTAGCGATCCGTTCCTCAAGCTGCTTTTGGTCGGGAGAGTCGCCGAGAGGTGTTCCAGGCGTGAGAGTGATTTCTTGGCGGTCTGCGTAATCAAAGTTGTTCTTCCCCAAAAAGATTGCAGAAACCGGGTTTACCTTACCATTCAGGATGTAATACTCCCATAAAACCTCAAGTTTTCTGTACTCTTTTTTTATCAAGTCCCTTGTCGCAGAGCTGCATTCAAGGTTTCTCCCGACAACATCATGAGTAATTTCCCATAGTCGCCGCCTATCAAGTCCAAGCACATCAGCCATACCAGATACCTGTGGCTTTGTGTCAAAGTCGATGCAGAGTTGCCAGAACTCGTCAATTCTCTGCTTTACAGCATTCTCGTCAGAGAGGTCAACTCTATCAAATTTGTTGAGGGCTTGGATAAACATAGTCGCTTTGCTGTTATCTCCCGGCTCCGCAAGTTCATACCCGAACTGCTGTAGGTCTGGACGGTTTCTTTTCCGTTTTACGACCTGCTCCATAGTCACATCATTCTTGTTCAGAGTTGTCACCTTCTTTCGCAAACCCAAACCTCTCTCTTGCTCTCTTTGCCATGTTTTCCCGCTGTTCGTCCGATAGTTCCTTCGGAGCGCGGACTTTAATCCACTTCTTGGGGAAAGTATATCCCCTCACACCTTCACCTGTTCGAACTACAGTAATTTCTTTGTGTTTTCCGGCAAGTACATCTAATCGGCGAATCAGGGCACGATCCATCGTATAGCAGGATGCAAGAGGCTCTTCCTGATTGTAGTTGTAGATAGTTTCCATTTCGTATTTTGTTAAGTCCAATGTTCGTTCCTCCATTCGAGAAAGGACATCTTCTTGAAAATCATAGTCGCCATGATGTATCTGATAGTCCCTGAGTTGGTCAGGAAGTAGAGTTTTGATAGGATTGGGGAAATGTCCTCAAAGTAAGGCTCCCAAGCGGGATTGCTATATTTCATTTCCCAAACACCGCCTTCATATAGTCGCTGGTCAGGTAAAGAGCCTCTTTCTGGGAGAACCCCTGTTTTATCAGATTGTCATAGAATACTTTGAGCATTTCGGACATGGCTCCTACTGCATTAAGTAGACTTGAAATATCTTATTTCATTTTTATTTATAATCCCCCTTTATATCATAATGTAAAATAATCGTTCTGTCAAGCCTCAAATGCTTTCTTTGCTAATTCCTTAATTTCTCCCGCCGTATACTTTCTTGCTCCCCTGTCCGTTTCAAATCCCTCCTTCGGCGGGTCTGGGAGGGGCATCCAGTGGGTGACACCGCCCGGCTCTCTTTCTCCGTGTGGTGTAATGACACGCCACTTCTTTCCCATGTCACTATGCCAGCCCATCATGGTCTGCCAGCGTTCATGCCAAAACGCCACCACAAGGACATCCGCTTGACTTTCCGGCAGCCTGTCCTTGACGCTAATCCACTCACTCACACTGTCCGCCCTCCCCGTCGTGGATGGAGCCCTCCGCAATATCCCTTGCCTTTACTGCGTCTGCAAGAGTACGATAAGCACCGATATATTTTTGCTTTCCATTTATGTAAGCATAGGCTTCAAATTTCCCATGTTTCGAGAAGCAAATATTCCGTTCTCCTGTTTTATTTGTTGCCCTCAACCTTCGCTTATTAGGGGCGCAGTTTTCTTTATGCGTAACAAACTGGCAGTTATTGGGCGTATAATTCCCGTCCACGTCAATTCTGTCTATCTCTAACCCTGCTTTATAACCATGCGCAATCGCCCAGTCGCAAAAAGATTTTGGATCGCTTCTCCATGTATCATCCATAGTAATCCCACGCGCCCCATACCATCTGTAACTTTTGGCGTTTGGGTTTTCACATCTTGTTACAATCTGCCCCCACAGGCGATATACATCTGTTCCTTTATACCCATGTGTCCGCATATAGCACCTCTCCATTATCCAGCCGCTTGGCTTTGAAAAGGATTTCTCTCATTGTTTTTCCTCCATCATCGTTAAAGCCTTCTGCAAGCAAGCCTGTATCTCTTCACTGATAGCAGCATTGCTCTTTGCGAATGTACTGTCTAAGTAGTTTTTGTCATGGTAAGCAAGAGTTTCTAGAGCTAACGCAACACGAATGTACTCTTCTGACGTTTTGCATACACACTCAGGGGATTTCATTGGGCACCTCCGATGATCTCGTCCAATGTGGCCCGCCTTATGCTCCTCAGCGTAGGAAACGTTTCATCAAGGTTATCAAGACTGCCCTTATAGTTGTCTTCGTCATCATACATGTAAAATGTCTGTCCCACTATATCAACGTATGCCAATGTTTTAACAACTGGATATAGCACTTTGATAGCCTTCGCCCTCTCCACCTCCTGCTCCGTCCAGCGGTGCTTTCGGATGATGCGGTCGGGGTGGTTAATAATTACAGCCAAATCATCCTCATTGTAGCAAGGGCTCCAGAGATCTCCCGTCTTATAATATCGCTTCCCGTCTGCTCCAATTTTGAAGGTGCCTCTATTTACCTGATTTGCGCCGAAATCGTATGTAAATTCTTCGTCTACCTCAACACCCAGCACCTGCGCAATTCTTGGTTTATTCACTTGTTGTCCTCCTCCTTGATTTTCAGGTACTTTTCGATGGCTTTTCCCAAAGTTAATGTATCATCCTCCACCACCTCGAACCCCATCAGGCGGGCGGCTTCGTGTGGGCGGGACCTTCTAAACCCAATGCAATTTTCTTGGGTTTGGTTCATCGGACATTCACAGCAATTTCTACCCCTACAAAATTGCCCGTGTGCTTGCTCGTCTGTCACCACTTCCCCCGTCTCAGGGTTCCGAAACTTCATTGGCGGCCTCCTCCGCTGGCTGCTGGAGCCACTCCAATGTCAAAAACATGGGTTCTGTCCTCATAATTTTGCACATATAGGCGTTTGCCACAGATTTCTTCATAAAATCCAGAAGCTCCTCGTCGCTCATGGCCCGGATACGGTCCGCGTTGGTGATGACCTTTGATTTTTGAGGGCCTGTACAATCGTCAAGCTCCATATAGTCTGGGTTACAGTGTACGCAAACGCTTTTGCCGCAATCTACGCAAAATACGCCATTATGGAATCCAGCCTCCCAGGCCCATTCATTGATATTGCCATTTTCATCTCTTTCCCAATTGTGCTTCATGCGTCCTCCTCTCCCTCCGGCGGCCCATCAAAGGCCGTCCAGTATTTGTCGTACAGATCCATCGCAAACGGCTTGATGTGCTTGCAGTACAGGTACCCGTCCTTTACCCCCTCTGCAATCTCTAAACCGCCCCATTGGAGCTGGGCTATCCCTGCTCCCTCAATGTAGATTGCGGTCTCCTGGGTGATGGATTCCAGCTCTGCGCGGGTGTATTGGTGTCTCATGGCGATACCTCCGGCGGGCGGCGGTATAATAAATATCTTTCCCCATAGTCATCCGCACAGAAGGTTTCAAATCCATCAAAATCACAGCACGTCCACCAATCTTCCGAAACACTGTGGACCAGCATGAAACGGGGCTTGTGTAATCCCCATGCAAGATTGTGTACCCATAGCGCATTTACACCGTCCATCTCCCGCAGTTCCTCCAGCGTCAGCGGCTCGTTCGGCTGGGCAGCTTCCGCCAGATTTTCCATTTCCGCAAATTTCTTTGAGTAGTCTGGTTTTTCCAGCGTATACCCAGCAGCAAAAATTTCCAGTAGTTGCTCCGCTGTAAAACCTGTTACGATCTGGAGCTTTGTGTACAGCTCGTCAAGCTCTCTCACTCGATTCACCCACTCGTTCGGCGGGGTGAGGGTGGGCATCTCGTCAATATCGTCCATCACCATATCAATCAGGGCTGTTTGGTCGCTATCGTGATATTTGGTGTAATGCTCATAATAATCATGGTCTATGGCCTGTTTCAGTCGGTCTGCATCAATCGCCCTTGCCATCTTTCAGCGCCTCCAATTCCTTCAATCTGATGTCCACGGCCTCGTCCGTCATGGGAGCCATGCAAAATGGGCAAAAGTTATATATCGGAGTTCCCATACACTCGTCTACATGTGTTTTCTCGCCACAGGATGAGCAGATATACACGTCCCCTGTGCTCCATATCCATTCAGCTTTCTCCACTCTCTCCCGGCTGACGGGGCGGAGGGCGGAGAGGGCCATATCAATAGCATCCCAATAAGACAGCCCATCTTCCCGGTCATCCCATTCCGGAGTCCTCCGCTGTATAGTTTTCAGGCACTTAATCGCTTCTTCCCGCGTCATGGCTGGGCCTCCTCGTCCATGTACTTTTTCCGATATGCGCACTCCCGGCACCTCAGCGCCTTCTCTCGCTTTACCATATCCCAGTGGAGCACGTCGGCTTTGTAAACCTCAAAATCTTGCTTGTTTTGCAAATACTCCATTGTGTTCTTTGCGCAGGCAGAAATCTTTGACCACATGACTTGGATATAGTACACAATCATGACCACCACGGTAAATGCCCCGGCAATAATGACTACCAGCGATGCAATCCCCATAGCGTACAAAATCAGCGTGTTCATTCCATCCCCTCCAGCATCTCCTCCGCGCTCAGAATCGGCGCGCGGGTGTTCCATATCTGCCGTGCTTCTTCCAAGTCGTAGCCCGCCGCCATAAACCCACACAGGCATTCAATCATTACGCATGCCATTACAGCCCTGTGCTTTGTGTCTTCACCCCTGCAACCCGGGCATGGCAGTAGCACCCCCGCATCCGTCAGCCGCTTGGCCGCCTCTTTATTCTCAAGCAGGGCTAATTTGATATCATCCATGTATAATTCCCCTCTCTATGTCCGCTATGGCCTGGAAGATCGGGTAAAACTGTTGGGGGACTACGGCGTTTCCGTAACACTGCATCCACTGTTTGTACTGCGGATATCCCCCCATCCAATCGGGAATCCCATCATCCATTCCGCAAACTGGGGGGGTGATGTACTGCCCAATACGTTCCGGGAAGATAATTCCAAGGCTGGCACTCAGCGTTTGTCCGTGTTTTCCGCTGTGCTCCTGTGGTGTCTGCCTGCGGATCGGCTTGAAGTCCTGACTTGCCCTTGGAGATGCCAAGAATACAAACCCTGTATCTTTCATGGTGCGCTCCGACAGCACAAGCCGGAATACTGAACGTCCAGACTTCGTATCCTTCTTTTTCCAAATCGGTGCAAATGGACTCATGTATTGTAGATAAGATGCCATTAACATTTTCGCCAACAACATATCTCGGCCGCAATTCGTCAATAACTCGCAGGAACTCTGGCCATAAGTGCCGTTCATCATTTTCTGCAAGCCGTTTCCCGATAACGCTGTGTGGCTGGCAGGGGAATCCGCCCGAAATAACGTCAACTGTTCGTAGTCCTGTCTTTTCATAAAAACTTTCTCCCGTCAATGTACGAATATCCCGCCAGCGCGGCACGTCCGGCCAGTGTTTTTCCAGAACCTTTGTCGGGTAGTCCGCCCACTCGCACTGTCCGACGGTGGTAAATCCGGCCCACTCGGCGGCAAGGTCAAGTCCCCCGATGCCGGAGAAGAGGGAGAGATGCGCCAGTTTCGTCGCCTCGTGATCACCCAGCAGGGCGCGCGTCTTATCGTCCATCGTTCGGCACCTCCTTGATTGCTTTCCATCGCTCTTTACGGCTACACGTCCCGACGACTGCATCACAAATGCTCTTGGACGCACAGCGCTCACATGGTCCCGCCCTAAAAAACTGTTTCATATACTCTGTGGTGGTTGATATGGAGTATCCGGTGGCCTGGGCTATCGTCTCCGGCCCATACCCGTCCAGCGCCATGCGCTCCAGCAAATCACGGGACGGTTTTGGCCTTTTCGCCCTGGTATGTAGGAGGCAGCCAACTCTTTTCGGGTTGCAGTCCGGCAGCGGGCACCGCCCACAGAGTTCGGCCTCCTCTGTATCCCGCTCCGTAATCCTGCGCTCCGTAATCGGCTCCATCGCGTCCAGGCTGCGCCAGGGTGCCACCGCTCCGCTGATGCCGTAGGGGTCTCTGGTGATCATATCAGCACCCCATCTAACGCCTTGCTTAGTACATCCGCATTTTCCAAAGTACGATTCTTTCTATATTGACTTTGTGCGAACTCAACATACTTAATAATGTTTGACCAGTGCTGCCCTAGTTCCTTCCATTGTTTCATGGATTCATTTGCTATATTATATTGATACGTCATTTTCCCCTTATCAGAAATCGCCCGTTCTCTGGTTATAGATCCCGCTCTAATACTTGCATACATGCTGGACAAAAAACGGAACGCAAGCTGATCTGGAAGAGATAAACCGTCCGGCATGGGGGCCCCTTGCTCAGCTTCTCTTTCAAATGGAAATATCATAGTCTCTCCTTTGTAACACTAAGTAACCGTTTTGTAACACGTCTGGTGTTACGCTATAAACATTGCGCCGCAACGGATTGAAAGAACTGTAACACCTGTAACACCTATTTTTTAACTTTGAATTTTTAAAAAAAGTGCGCACGCAATTTTTTTATTTTATAGAAACATATCAAAAAGGGTGTTACAAGGTGTTACGGTGTTACAACTTCGAATTCCCAATTACGGCAATAGTTCCTCTACGTTTTCCTCAAAATCATTCAAATAATTGTCCATTTTGAGCCAAATACAACGTGAAACTCGCCCGTTAATCCGTTTTGTTCGGGTCATTTTCCCATCTTTACCCGGAAGAATTAGGTTGTTGTTTTTCGCCCATCCGAGAAAAGCAGAGGCATTGTAACCCTCGTCTTGAAGGATCTGGTCGAATTTGGAGCGAATGATATAAGCGTAATCATCGTCCAGATCGCCCCACACTTCGCCCTGGTGGGCGTCCGCACCCGGCGAGAATCTGGATTGGTTGATGTTAATGAAGTCATATAGGTATTGCAGGGCGCGGGCGTTTTGGTTGACGGTCTCTTTTGATACCAGATATGGCCGGATATCGTCTGGCTGAAGGAGAACGCCATCTTGGAAGATCCACTCCTCTGATAGCCTGTCAGCGGCCAGTATAAGGGCCGCAGATGCCGTCTGCTTGTCCATAGTGTCACCGGTCTTAATGGCCTTTTGTAAGTCCTCCTGGAGCTTCTGGACGCGCTCTATCACGCCATCCGCCATCAGGTGATCTACAAACTCCCGCCCAGCGAAACCGTAGTTGGCGTACAGACTGGTGGCGGTCTTTTTCGGCTCATCAAAGAGTTTGGTATCGTGGCAGTCCACCTCAATTGTCCGGTTGACTGCTCCCTCTCCACTATTGGCGGAAATGATGGGAAATTCGCCTGTGGTGATGACGCAGTTCCTCCAGGTAGGTGTCTTTTGGAGGCCTCCCTGCTTCCGGCCACGGGCCCGTCCCACACCTTCTGATAACTGATAGATCATCCGGTCGAAGTCCTTCCGGTTGTCCTTGACCAGTTGGAGCTCGTCAATGATGAGGGGCAGGGAATTGCAGAACGCCGCTCCCAGTTCCTTCCCCACCTCCGTGGCGTTGAAGGTCTGGATGTAAACGCCGATCTCCGGATTGGCCCACACGCTGGCGGCCAGAACCAGGCTCAGGCTCTTTCCGGTTTCCGATCCGCCCCACAGGTGTACAAAAAATGGTAGGCAACGGCACGGTCCCACCAGAACAGAGGCGAAGGAAGCGGCTAGAACGATACGGGCGATCACGTTACCGGGAGTTTTGCCTGACCGGACAGCTCTCGCGCAGTCCAGCCAGGCCTCCCGGCTCCCATGCTCCTGGATGCTCTCAAAACGAGTGCGGTAGGTTTCCTCTCCATCAAAGACCAGTTCTTCCTCATATGGCGAGAAGCCATATTCCTCAATCCAGCCCAGCCGCCCCACGCTGGATACCTCCGGGATCAGGTCATAATTGAGCTGCTCCACATCAGCCAGATATCGTACAAGGGCCTTGCCGGTCTCACTGTTGACCATGATTCCATACTTGGAGAGTCCGATGATAGAGCGGCTGTCGGAAATTACGTTGCGATCCACAATCACAATGTCCCACCGGCGGCTAAGCCGGTATGCAAGCATAACCTTGTGCTCCCGCGTATCTACGTTTACCAACCGCTGAACCGGCATGATGGGGTGGTAGCAGGCCACGACCTCAAAGCCCATCTTGTCGGTGCCGTAAATACCTGTGTCAGTAGCCGTCCAGCCCCCACAGTCCAGTTCCATTTCCTGTCCGGTAAAATCCGTTCGGTTAAAGCCCGGCGTCACTGTCCCGCTGACTGTCTCTATGTAATCTTTGAACAGCGTTGCCAAGTTTCTGACTCCGACCGCCTGCGCTTGGATGGACATACGCCCCATAAGCTGCCGCATCTCGAATTTGTTTTCTTTGTGAGCGTATAAATATTCAAACGGTTTCGTGGTCGTCAAGTAGTCGTCCCTTGTGTATACGGGCAATTCTTCCAATGCTTTTTGCCTCCCTTCTCTATAAAGTCGTCAAGCCAGTATTCAATATAAGGGAGGCGCCTGACGGCCTCGACATATAGCGGGTGATAGTAGGATCTCTCGCCCTGAACGACGGGTGCAAACACGTCCATTGCCTCCTTCCAGTACCTCTGTTCAGAAAGCATAAAATAGAAGTTTGTTTCAGCCCGGTCTTTCCGCCGCTGCTCTTCACGCCTGGCTTCTAGCACCTTTGACCGTTCCATCCTGTCTGGTTTGCCGGATGTGAGGCCCAGGTGGAAATCGGCATTGATTCTGAGCACGGCCTGTCGAAAGTTCAGATCAAACAAGCGCATAACAAAATCAATGACAGATCCGTGGGCCCCACACCCAAAGCAATGGAAGCCGCCTTCACCATCATATAGTTTTAAACTGGCTGTGTGATCTCCAGTGTGGAACGGGCATTTCATGAATCCTGAACGTCCTACCTGGAATCCATAGGTCTCCGCCATTTGCCGAGCAGGCAATAGCCGCTTGATTTCAGGAGCTATATCCATATGATTACCCCCGCTTCAGGCGGTCTCTCACCCAGTAATAGAGGGTGCTGTAAATGATTTGGGCCGTCTCTGATGGCTTACAGAAGATAACTGTCAGGTTAAACCGAGCCTGCCAGGATAGGAGCGTTGCGGCAAAGCTCTGAGGCTTAAGCTCTGACCGATAATTATGCAGAAAGATGTCTGTCCAGGAGGCGTTTTCCACAATCAGAAAGACCTTGATGCCACCGGCCTTTGCCCGTATCATCTCCCGCTCAAATCGCTCCCGGCCATTGGTGAAGTTCCCGGCAATCTCGTCCAGGTTGGCCTTGCGCTCTACTACAATCTCGTCCTCGAAAGTGGCGTCACCCAGCATGACGGAGTAATCTCCAGTCTCCAGGGCCCGGCTCTTGTGCTGAATGTTATGCTTGTCCAGCCAGGAAATGATGTGCTGATGAACCTGCTCCCGGCTGTCAGCTATGACCACCAGTTCTTTCAGCTTCTTTTTGATCTCCGCATCGGTGTAGTGGGTCAGCATCCGACCACCTCAGTTCCACGGAAGATCCTCGTCATCGTCAACTTCTTTGAGTTGCACCAGCTCCTGACGCTCCGGCATGGGGCCTTCCCAGGGGGGAAGTTTCGCCGCTCTATCCTGGTCAAGAAAATATTGAACTTTGAGGTATCCCTGGTCATCCTCTTTCAGTTTGGCTGCGCCAACAGCGCCAACCCAAGTCGGAAGGGTAAAATCTCCGTCATCAATGTTGAAGGAATCAAAGAACTCGGTCATGTTCTGATTAAACCATTCGTTCTTGACGATGTAGTGCTTGATGGGGATATTGCTTCCGTTTGGCCGGATGACGATGACCAGCATGGGATTCCCCTTTTTACTCTCCGTATCTTCTACGCTAACGATCTCCACCCGGTAGTTACCAGGCTTCAGCCGCTTACGCTCTTCTCTTTTATAATCATCCCAGTTTCCCATGTTTCATTTCCTCCTCGCATAATTTGTAGTGTTTGCAGGTGAAGCAAAACCCCTTGCAGGTCTTGCGGCTCCTGAAAAAGTGCCGGATTCTGTCAAGCATATTTGCTCCTCCAGTTCTCACAGTACAGATCCACCAGTCCGGCCCGATCCATCCAGATCATGAACTGGCGGACAGTTTTTTCAATTGGGTCTGTATCATCTGGCAGATATGACTCCCGGTATACATAGCTCCCGTCGCTGATGATATATTCGAATTTCTGAACCTCCGGACATAGGTAGAAGTACATGGGGTGCTGAGGGCTATCCAGGTATTTCCCCACGTGGTATGTCTTACTGAACTTGGTATCATATATGATTCCAGCTTTTAAGAAATCCAGAATGCCGTAACAGATGAACTCTACGCCGTCCACCACCAGAGGTCTCGATGCCTTGACCTGATACTGCCCATGTGCGATGATTTCGCAGATCTCCTTGACCGGCCTGTACCACTCCTGCTCCGGGGTAATTTCCGCCCCTTCGCTGACAGCGTGAACCACGTTCTCAAACCGGATACCGTCCAGCATGGCCTTTGATTGCGGCTTCTTTTCCCGGCGGAGCGTGGAGAGAAATTCGTCAAACGAGCTGCCCTTTAATGCGTACTGCCAGGAGGATAAGAGACTCTGCGTCAGCAGGAACTTATTTCTGCTCGGCCCACTCATAGGCTTTTGTCTCCTTGTTGTAGATAATCCCAAGCTCCTTCAGCCGCTCGGAAAGAGCAGCTTTCAGTTCCCGTTCACTGGTCAGGGCGTGCTTCAGGACCTTGATAGCAGACATGGCGGGCTGTATGTCCTCCGGCTTCTGAATGGAATCCAGGGCCAGCCGCCCTGCTGCCATCGTCTCATCATACTGCTCCTGCTGAGGCTGGAGCGAGGCGTGTTCTGTCGCTATGTTCTCTTTGACCTGGGCGAACAAACGGGCCAGGAAGTCATTAGGTTCCCCGTCCTTCAGTTCCGGAACCTTCATGAGCCCCTTGATGCCATAGGCAGCTTTGGCGTTGTAGTTCATAGTGGGGGTAAAGCCCAGATAGCGCTCCCCGTTGACGATATGGAGATAGGCCCCTAGGTCGGCGGGCTGCCAGACAAGCGTCTTGGCGGAACCCTCACACACGATGTCATAGAATACGTCGTCTCCCTGCCGGTCTTTGGCTGCATGGAAGAGGAATACCACATTGAACTTCTTCCTTAGCTCAGCGGACAAGCGAAGAAATTCGGTCTTGACAAAGCCGTATCCCTGCTGGGAGAAGCCTCCAGACTTCTTGCTGGCGGCAGGCTCATTCCTCATGGCCCAGTCCTTCATCAAGTCAATCAGTGCCCCACAGGTATCAATGACAACCGTCTTGTAGCGTCCCTCAAAGGATTTGATGTCAGCCAGAAGTTCCTCATAAGTTTTGATCATAGAGCTGTCCTTCCGGTGCTCTGGCTTGACACGGCTCATGCCCTCGTCAGCGTCAATAAGTATCACGTCCGGGGCGGACAGGGCCAGTGTCGTTTTCCCCACCCCTGGAAGGCCACTGATAATCATGATGATATTCTTGTTGGAAAAATCCATGTTCTCCGGCTTTACAATCATTTTCTTCTTCCTCCTTGCATGTTTTACAGATTCCGTTAGTATCATATGAACCAAGCTCATTCCTGCATCTGATACACCACCCGGCGGGAGATTCTAATTGAGTATCACGAAGCGGTGGCTTAATCCTCATAAGAAGGCTCCTCTGTAGGAAATTCTACATACGGAGCAGCTTGCCGGATAATCTCTGATACAATGTAAGATTTCCGAAGGTTGCGTTCACGTTGAAGCTGTGTGATAATTCTATTTGCATCCTTCTGAAGCCGAACCAATTCACACTTGCTTTCCGTTACTGGATATGTTTTAATGATGATAGGTTTCATTCTATTCTCCTTTTTGCCGCCCTCCGGTCTCGCACACCGGGGAGCGGCGCTTTTATTCGTAAATAACGGCTTCCGCCCGTGTAATAAAGTGATGAATGCCAGTGGAGCACTCGTTCCATCGGTTATCGTCGAAATCAGTCACCTCAACGGTTTCGCCTATGGCATAAACAAAGTTCGGATCATAATTGCTCTTTACCTGGCCGCCAGCAGGATTTCCGTTGATATCTGTGATACTCAATACCTTGGCCTTACTGGCGCGGCAGTTTCGGCTAGTAGCGGAGGACCGGCGTGCATCTGCGGGGATTTCCAACTCCACAACAAGGCCACTTGCCTTTTTATAGCCGATATAAGAGCCGGATTCCGGACATTGCAACGGATAGAACACCGTATAAATATTCCACATCATTTGATCTATAGATGCCCCGCACAGGTCGGCATTGCTCAGGTTGGCACCGCGCAGGTTGGCACCGCACAGGTCGGCATTGCTCAGGTTGGCACCGCGCAGGTCGGCATTGCTCAGGTTGGCACAGCGCAGGTCGGCATCGCGCAGGTCGGCATTGCGCAGGTTGGCACCGAACAGGTTGGCACCGCGCAGGTTGGCACCGAACAGGTCGGCATTGCTCAGGTTGGCATCGCGCAGGTCGGCATTGCTCAGGTTGGCACGGCTGCCGCCCTCTCCATTCAGCCAAAGGAGATGCTCGTCCAAAATCTTTTTTAAGTCCATTTTGCTCCCTCCTCAATGTGGGATTTCTATGACCGCCCACACATCGTCGATGCTCTCCGCGCCCTCCAGTCCGGTGATCTGGATGGTGAGCGGTCCGGTGGGCGTGGGGGACGGGGTGGTGGTTGCTACCGGGGTCTCAATGGCTGGCTGTTCCGGTTCTTGGTTCCAGACGATTTCAATCAGTACAACCAGCGCCAGTAAGAGAAACAGAGCCGCAACGCTCGTAATCAGATAGCGGTTCATAAAATCCACTCCACCCAACTATCAGCGAACAGGGCCACTAGGAAACAGATGGTGACCACCACACCGCGCACAGCCTCCCGGCGGGCCAAGAGGCGCTCATTTCGAGTCTTGCTCATGTCTTTTCCTCCCGTCACTTGATATCAATTCCGCCGGAAAATGTCTTTTCCAACCATTCTTCGAGTTTATGGCGGAGCACCAGCTTCTTTCGTGTCCCTAGCTGTATGGCTGGGAAATCTGCTCGCCTGGACAATTCGTAGAATTTGCTTATGCCAATTCCGGTCAGCTGCGACGCCTCTTTGATGGTCAGGAGTATCTTGTCCTCCATGTCTTTACGCCCCCTCTGGATACGCAAAATCAACAAGGGCTTTCAGTTCCGGGAAATCAATCGTTGGGTCGTGCGCCGCCCGGTCAAGCACAAGCTCTTTTAGCTTAGGCCCGGCCCCCTCCAGCGCCTTGCGGTAATCTTCAAACGTGTAGTCCATATGGGCCTCCTCCCATTTCCGTCCTTTCCATGCCAGACAAAGCCTGTCCATGGTGTGGTTCAAGTTATTGGCGCAGTTCTCAATTTCCTGCGACTCGCTTTTTTTGTTGAGCATAAAAAATCCTCCAATCTTGCCAGAGGCCGGAGGATGTGATATACTGTCTCCGATACCTCGTGGCTGCTTCACGTGGTGTCATGCCCTGGTCGGTGGTCGCACACCGGCCGGGGCGCTTATTTTTCCCTCGTGACTCCGGGGCTGGATTCGTGATTAGGTCCATTCGCGCCGATAATTAACCACTTCCTGTCGGATGATATGTCCGTCGGAATCCCATTCTTTTACGATGTCATATGATTCCACCCACCTGTTGAGGTGATTGATTATTACATGCTTGGACTCGATCATTATATTCCCTCCTTCTCCGCCCCGTCAGGGGCGGGCTTCTTTTTCTCCATTGGTGCTATCTTTCTTCTTGCGTTTCCGTGCGGGCCTATCCCGGTATCCCTCGGCGTAACCAGCGATATAAAGTAACGCTTCTTTAGGGAGACCTACTAGGCGATCCGCTATAATCTGTGCATCGGATACTCTATCGATGTTTATGCTCATCGGTTCACCTCCTTCGCTTAACGATACTTTATCATAGTTTAGCGAATAAGTCAACACTTTTTATTCGCCCAGCGAAGATTTTTGTTGACTTATTGACTTCGTTGTGATTTAATAAATATCAGACAGGAGGTGCAATAATGTGGAGACCATCAACGAAAGAATTGCATGGTGTATAAAAGATGCCGGGATTAAAAAGGCTGAATTTGCTCGTAGGCTTAACCTTTCACAGCCGTTTGTTTCGGAGCTATGTTCTGGGAAAAACAACCCAAGTGACCGCACCATTGCCGATATCTGCCGGGAATTTAACATCTCCGAGCTCTGGCTGCGTACCGGGGAAGGAGAGCCCCATATCCAGAGGGACGAGGACGAGGAGTTCCTCGAAGTCATGGAGCAGATCCACATGTCTGATGATGATCTGATTAAGCGGATTATTAAGGCATATTGGTTTATGGAGGACGACGAAAAAGCCGCCATCAGAAAACTGATAGACGGCTTTACAAAAAAATAAGGCCCCGGTTTTCCGGAGCCTTTTTATCACTTATTATGTAGTTTTTCGAGGACGAGGGCACGCGTAAGGAGCGATTTCAAATAAGTTTCATTTTTGTTCCGCTCCATGACAAGTTCAATCTCTTTTTTAAGCATATCAACAGTTTCTCCATTCGGCGTCATTTCGCGCCCTCCTCCCAGTTTGTGCCACTCCCAATCAGAACTATGTAATTTTTCTAATTTTGGCACATTTTGTAGCCTCTGTTTGCACTATATGCCCTGTTTACCTTATATTCTGTCAGGTTTTGTCGATGCTGGAAAATTTGTTTCTGTTGACTATTATTATAGAACATTAGTTCCATTTTTCAAGATGGGAATATCACCAAAAAAGAAGTGTAAATTTTCTGTGCGCGTTTGATCGCCTTCCGATATAATGCACGGATTATCGGACTTTTGCATGAGCGTAAAAGAACCGCCAGAGTGCGGTAAAATAGAGAGGAGAATGGGATATGGAAAATGAAGCTATCAACGGGACTAACCCAGAAGTCGGCCAGACCACTCCACCCGAATCGCCCAAAAAGTTTTGTAAATATTGTGGCGAGCGCATCGACATTGACTGTGTTGTTTGCCCTAAGTGCGGAAAACAAATCGAGGCGCTCAGGCAAGACCCGTCTCAGGTAATTATCAATAACAATGGAAGCGATTACCCCTATAAGAGTAAAACCGTCGCTCTGCTCCTGTCTATTTTCGTTGGCGGTCTTGGGATACACCGTTTTTATGTCGGGAAACTCGGAACCGGAATTATCTGGTTGTTGACTGCTGGTTGTCTTGGAGTCGGCTGGATTATCGACATCATTATGATAGCTGTAGGCAGTTTCCGGGACAAGGCAGGCATGCCGTTGCAGTAAAGAGAAAGGGTAGATATAGTATGCTGGACGAAAAAGATTTGCAGGCAATCGCGGAAATGATGAAGGGGATGGAATCCCGCATCGACCAGAAGCTGGAGAATCAGAAGCAGGAAATCCTGGACGAAAGCGCTAGACGTATGAAACTACTGCTGGACACGGAGGTCACAACCCGGTTTAATCTTTTGGCCGAGGGGCAACAGACCATTCTGGAGAAGCTGGAGCGCCTGGACGACATGGAGGTCATGGACACCCGGATCACTGCCCTGGAGGCTATGGTGAAGAAGCTGAACCGCGAAATGGAGAAGCTGAAAAAAGCGCAATAAAAATACCGCCCCCGGTGCTACCAACACCAGGGACGGCTCACATAGAGGGCAGTAAGTTTGACGGGCTCACTGCCCTTCCATTATACCAGAATGGAGGGAAAAATCAATGGCTAGAAAGTCTGCTGCGGGTAACGGGACAATCCGCAAAAAAACGGTACTCAGAAATGGGAAAGAATATACTTACTGGGAGGCCCGATTTACAACTGGGTATGACCCAGGTACAGGGAAACAGATCCAGCGGAGTATTACCGGGAAAACGCAAAAAGAAGTCGCTAAAAAACTCAAAGAGGCCACATTGACCGTAGACCAAGGAACTTATACTGACCCAGTAAAGTTAACTCTGAATGTATGGTTGGATAGTTGGCTTCAAGATTATCTGCTTGGGGTAAAAGCAAATACTATACGCATATACAGGAATAATATAGAGCGGCATATCAAGCCCGCTATGGGAGCTGTTCGCCTCCATGAAATCCGCCCACATATTGTCCAGAGATTTGTTAATAAATTGGCACTCTCTCCTGCCTCAATCCGTCTAGCCTATAAAGTGCTCCATCAAGCACTTGAAAAGGCTGTACAGCTAGGGTACATACCAAAGAACCCCGCCGAAAATTGCGAATTACCCCGTCAGGAGCAGACAGAGATACATCCTATCGATGATGCTAATGTATCAAAATTACTTAAGGCCGCAGCAGGGGATCAGATCGAGGCCCTTATCATCTTGGCTTTATTTTCCGGCCTTAGACAGTCTGAGTTGCTTGGCCTTACCTGGGATTGCGTTGACCTAAAATCAGGCTCACTGATAGTCAATAGGCAACTTGTAAGGAGCGATCTCCGGGTAAATGAAGAAGTCTTTGCATCTCCTAAGAATGGGAAGAGCAGAACTATCACCATCGCAACTTCCGCAATAAAAGTTCTAAGGGAACAGAAGCGGAGGCAAGCAGAAATGAAAATCAAGGCCGGGCCTGCATGGGGAAACGAACATAACTTGGTTTTCACAAACCCGCTCGGGCATCCGCTTACTCACCAATTTGTAGACAGGAGTTTTAAGCGGCTTATTAAAAAAGCCGGTTTTGATGGAGTCCGTTTCCATGACCTGCGTCACACCTATGCCGTTAATGCTATTCGTGCTGGCGATGATATCAAGACCATCCAGAGCAACCTCGGCCACGCCAGCGCGGCCTTTACTCTGGACAGATACGGGCACTTCACGGAGCGCATGAGGCAGGACAGCGCTGCCCGCATGGAGGGATTTATAAAAAATGTTCTAAACCTGTAAAGGGAAAACATAAGGGAAAACTTTTATGTGGATAACTAGGAACCCGTTAGAATCCTTGAATTTCAAGGCCTAACGGGTTCCTTCGTTACGCAACTATTGGTTGCTATTTGTAAACTTTATTTAATATCAAATAGAATTAAAATTTATCGTATTAATCGAAATATATCATTTATTCTTTCATTTTGCAATGAAATTTTTCAACTTAAAATGTGCTGGTAAGGGAAAATTAAAGGGAAAACTTTTAGGAAAGAAAAGGCGGAGGCTATTGCCCCCGCCCCTTGTTTAGCCCCTCACGATGTACTCGTAGTAGCGGGCTAGCTTGTCCTCCGGTGCGTCCTTATCACAGAGGAACGATTTTGCCATGTCGGCATAGAAATCAATCTTATCGCCAACACCGTGTTTCTTGGCTACCTTAACGTAGTCACTATAGACCATGTTGAGGGCCGCCCAGAACTGGACAGGGTCGCACTCAATCCCACGCTGGGCCATGACCTGTTTGGCCTGCTCCAGCGTCCAGTGAGCGCCACGGGTGCCATCCTCGTTGTCCATATGCTTAGACCATTCATCGGCCATCTCCTTCGTGAAAGGGATATAGCCGGAAGCAGCCCCATAACCTGTCATGTGTTCTCCACCTTTTCTGTACGCCATCTCGTCCATGCGGTAGTCATGGTCAAACTCTCTCGGAGTTTTCATTTCACCTTCGCCAGAGATAGCGAATCCGATTTTGTTCATGGGACGATTCATCTCCCGTCGCTCTGTGTATGCGCTCCCATCCTCCCGATAGACCGGTGGGACGTAAGGGTAGCCGTAGTGAGACTGAGGGCCGTACATCCGGTCATCCCAGTATCGGCTCTCTACCCACATGCCACCATCGTTACGTGGGGCAAAGCGCCCATCAGAGTAACGGCGATAGCCCCGATCCTCCGGCTCCATCATCTCAGAGCGCGGTGCATAACGGCCATTGTCGTAATGCTCCCGGCCATGGCGGTCACGAAACTTATCATCGACATCGTAGTTGTCGTAGCTCCGTCCGTCGTTGTAGCGACGATTGTTGCCACTGGACATGAGCATCATCCGAGTAGATCGTTTCATTTTGACCCCTCCTTACGCCGTAGGGGCGGGTGCAGCACCGCCGTCAATACTGGCAAGATTGTTGCTGGGAGAGCAGCAGGGCTGCCCCAGCATGCGGAACGAGCCGCCGGTGGGGGTAGTCACCACACAGACGGAGTATCGGGTGCGAGTACGGATGCCGCAGGCAGTCACCTGCGCGCAGTTACGCTTGGTAAGGGGATATAGCTCTGTCCCCGTACCAATAGTAATGTACACAGGTGCATTGATGGTAGTTGTGGCCGGGATGGACTGGGCTACCACAATACAATACTTCCCGCCGTTGTTGTAGGCACCGGCAGGCAGATTGATTTCAAGGTTGCCGCCGGTAAAGGTGACCGCCTGGCTTAGCACCAGGTTGTCGCACAGGCGGCAAACAGGCTTACAAGACATAAAATACCTCCAAGAATCAGGGGCGGCAGACATTTAACCCGCCGCCCCGAAATAGTCACGGCAAAGCCGGAAGGTCAACTTACGAGGAAACCTCGTAAGTTTAGCAGCCACAACCGCAGCCGTTGTTGTAGGTCCCGCAATAGGGATAGGGGGCGGGCACCTGGTAAGCGGGTACGGGCATGGGGTTGATGCGCCGAATCAGCTCAGAGGTCTGAGCGTCAGACATGGCAGCAAGATAAGAGTTCTGTGCGGTCTGGCTGGCCTGGAACTTCAACGCCTGATTCTCAGACTGGAGGGAGGCGATCTTATCCTGAGTCAAGAAATTCAGGATTTCACGAGTACCAGCGTTCTGGCTGTCAATAATATCTCGTGTGCTATTCTGGATGGTATTCTGGATGGCGCAGGTGTTGGTCGCCATGTTGTAGTTCACGCCGTCGATAGCGCGCTGGGTCTGGCAGCAGCAGTCCTGTGCCTGAGCGGCCATGTTGCACATCTGAGACTGGACGCCGTTGAAGCCCTGGAGAAGTGCCACATTGGTGTTGTTGAAGCCGCTGGTGATGCTGTTATTCAGCGCATAGGTGCTGTCACAGATGCCCTGCTGGATAGCAGAGATGCCGCGCTCAACGCCATTGAACGCAATGGCCTCGTTCACATCGGCACGGGTGGCTAGGCCCTCGAGGCCGGGATCGGTGCTGGCACCGCCACCGCCGAAACCACCGCGGCCCCAGCCAAAGACCATAGCCAGAATGATGATGCCAAAAATCCAGCCGCCATCACCCCACATGCCATTGCTACTGTTGTTGTTATCTCCCTGTCCAGCAATATATCCGGTTGCAAAATCGTCCATAAATAGTTCTCCTTTGTTAGTGATTTATATATCGGGTCGCGCGCCCCGTTATATATCGAGAATACACTTGAATTATTATATAGTTTGCTATATAATGTAGTAGGGTGATATTTTGCGAATCGATGTCAACGAATTTATGGGGAAAAAGAATAATAAACTAACTGTTATAGGCTATATAAGGCCAGAAGCTGGTGGCCGAGTAAAGTTAAAATGTCTATGTGATTGCGGGAATACAGTCTTTTGTCTTCCTTATCAATTTTCAAGTGGAGCTGTTAAATCTTGCGGTTGCCTTCCAAAAGGGAAAAAAGGTGCTCATACTTGGGACAACCGAAGAAAAACACACGGCCTGAGCAAGCACCCATTCTATAAAAAATGGAATGATATGGTCAGGAGATGTTACGATCCCAAAGAACCGGCATATAAAAAATATGGGGCAAGGGGCGTCACTGTTTGCGAGGAATGGAGAAAATCCCCAGAGCAATTTATTGCTTGGTGCGAAGAAACCCATCCAGGAGCAAAGGGATTAACAATAGACCGAATAGACGGAAGTAAAGGGTATTGTCCCGAAAATTGCCGATGGGCTACTCAATTGGAACAGGTTCACAACATAAAGACAAATCGTTTCATCGTGTTAAACCTGGAGGCCACAGGGCGGCAGAAAAAAGCGGGCTGTGTGTTTACACTCCCCTGCGCCTGAATGGCCTGTGAAGGTTGCTGAGTAGTCTGCTGGGGCTGATATACTTGTGGAGCCGCAAATGGGGTAACAGGATTGTAGGCCCCATACGCTGGATAGGTATAGTTAGGAAACGCCATACTGACGCGCCTCCCTCCCCGCCTCCAATGCGGTTACGTAATCCTCTAGGCCCTCGTCATCTCCCTGTGCCATGTACCACATCGCTGTTTCAGCGGCACAATCACGGGACATGCCAGCGGCTACCATCCTCTCGATTAGAGTCATATCCAACACGTCCTTGTCCATAAAATAAGGAGTCCGTGAGGAGGGCGGCGACGTGTACCAACCCTGTATCCTCACGTCCTCCTATTGATATTGTCGCATAAAAAAACTTCCGCCGGGGGACATTCCAGCGGAAGTTTGGGGGCGTTATGTACCTTTTTGGAGGAATCCCAGCTTGTTTGCCGTGAACTCCACCTTTTCAAAGATGAAGGGCAGGTGCCGGTGGAGCGTTTTCCGGTCTATCCCGCAGCAATCGGCCGTGTCAACCTGCGCTTTCCGTTCCAGCAGATAGAGCTCCGCAATCTGCGTGTCGTCTCTCCCCAGATTGGCCTCGTGGATGGAGCGCTTCATTTCTGAGGTAGTCAACTCCTCTAATCTTCCAGGAAATCGAATCAGCGCTTTTGACACGTCCTGCACCTCATTCTTCCGGCGGCTCTGTGGGCAGCTTCTTCATGGCCTCCACCAGCTTTGCCGCCATCCCATTCCCACCCAACTCCTTGTAGGCATTGTACATGTCCAGCACGTTCTCCATCCCATAAATCGGGATATAACGTTGTTCGGAGTAGTGGTTGTACTCGGCAATGATTTCGCGCCTGAGCAGGGCCTGTACCCCATTCATAAGGGCATCGCTCTTCTGGTTGTCAGATTTGATGCGCTTCCGCTCTCGGGCGGCGACGGCCTCGATAATCGCCACCAAGACCACAGCCGCGCCGGAAATCAGTGGGCCAACCCACTCCATGGGCATCAGCCCTCCTTAGTCATCTGCTTATAAACCTGATTGATACCAGTGGCCGCAAGGCCGCTCACAATGCCAACAGCGGCGGCTGTTAGGTAATCACTGGCCGGGAACTCAGGCATGATGAACATGCCGAGGATGCCAAGCACCGCGCCAAACGCACCGCAAATGATGGGAATCCACTTATTGTCCAGTCCGGTAGCTTTGACCACCTGCCCGACGAGGAAGCAGATCACAGTGATGACTGCTACTCCGGTAATACCCAAAGAAGAAATGTCCATGATATGTACCTCCATCAAATCAGATTCAGCCGATCCAACACGACGGCCAGCTCCTGCCGGGTCATATTGTCGCGGGGCCGGGTGCCGTCCAGTACGCCCTTGTCCTTGGCCTTCTGCCACGCCTCAGCGGCCCAAACGTCCGGGGTATCCTCCGCGCTGTCCGCTCCCGTTTCGCCCTGCCAGGCCACGCCCAGCCAGTCACAGATTCCCTTTGCGGTGGCCTCGGCCAGTTTGTCCCGGTACTTGCTATCCTTGAGATACTCCGTGTCCATCTTGTTGGTATGGAAGCCGTACTCAATGAGCGCGGCGGGGGCGTCCGTCTTGGCGAGCACGGTATACATCTCGTGCTTGATCGGTTCGCTCCGCAGGGCCACCCCGGCAACATGGAAGGCGTTGACCAGTTTGGAGGCCAGCACATTGCGCTGCGCCGTCATAGGCCCTGCGCTGGTGTAGATCTCCAGACCGGACGCGCTCGACCATCCGCCCTCACCGGCCGCGTTGGTGTGGATGCTCACAAAGCAGTCCGGCTGCGCCTGATTGCTGGTCTCGGCTCGCTCCGTCAGGCTGGGGTAATTGTCCGCGGTCTTGGTGAGCACCACGCCCACCCCCTGGACCTCCAGCAGCGCCTTGACGCGCTGGGCCATATCCCAGGTAAACTCCCACTCCTTGTATGTACCGTCCGGGGATCCGTTGACGTTGCCCGGCCCGTGTCCGGGGTCGAGGCATACAGTATGCTTGCTCATAGGCTTGTCCTCCTCTTCCGGCGGCGTCTCAGCGCCGTCCTGCTTGAGATATACACAAATCCAGTTGTGCACCTTGCGGCTGGCGGTGATGCGCTCCCCGCCGAAATCGCACTGGCTGGAGCCGCCCCCGTCCAGCATAACGGCAGAGGCCCAGCCCAGCCCGGCCAACTCGTCCCGCAGAGTTTCCGGCGTGGCTGCGTCTCCGGTCCCATCGCCAGAGCAGTAGAGGGCCAGACTGCCACCACGCAGGCCGATAGCACTGCGCCCCCGCTTGCCTCCCTGGGCCGAGCCATAGGAGGGCTTATCCACCGGCTTGCCGGAGGCAATTAGGGCGGTCACCGCGATAAAGTTATCCGCTCCCTCGTGCTCGGAGGTCATGCGGATGTCAGGCCCCTTGTCCCAGGCGTAGCCCATCGGCCGCCAGGGCGTGCCGGAGAGCATCGCCCCGCCCACCTTAAGCAGCGGGCAGGGGGTGCCGTCTAGGTTCCACATGCCGCCATTGAGCACGTAATGAGCCTTTGTTTCAGCCTTGACCTGAGAGAGCGTCTTGCGGCAGTTGGTGACTCTCAGCTCAATCCGCTCCACGGACGAGAGCGGGACATATGTAATGAGCTTACTCATGGTCGCCTACACCCCCCCCTCTAGTAAAACATCTTCGTCTGGCATTATAAAATAGAGGTCTGTCACTGTCGGTGGAACTCTGGTCAGTGCTGCCGGAGACCTTCCGTTCGCAGTCGGTATTCCAATCCCGGTTTCAGCTCCATAAACGGCCCATCCGACATCGGAGGAAATCCCGAAATAAATGTATTCACCCGGTTGCGCTTCAAGGTCATAGGTTCCCCCTTTGTAAAGCGTTTGTCCATCAATGGTGATGCTATAGACCCCATCGGTTACAGTCACACCTACTGTGTGTGTGGATGCAACCGGAATCTCCCCCACCATCTCCGCCATTCTGCGAAATGTGGTGCCTTCTGGTACCTCCACGCCCTTGGCCGTGAGGTTGGCCTTTAGGGTGTCCTTTGTAGCGCTGAGATAGGCCAGCTTGTCCGCGGTCGTACCCATCAGACTACCTCCCCGTTGATTGCATCCAGCGCGGTGTTGATGTCACCCACCAAGCCATCCACGTACTGCTTGTTGGCGGCGTCGTTTGGACTTCCCGGCAATGACAAGTTTTTGATCTGGCCGTTATGGAAAATAAGCGACTTCTGATCATTGGAGTTCTGACCGAAAATGATCGTATCTGCGAGAACTCTAAGTCCCCACGTGGAATCAAATACAACCTGTGCTCCGTTTTCACTCCCAATATATAAGGCACTCCCACTAGAACTATCTACCCCTAATATAAGGTTGCCAGTTACTACGCCGCCAGCCAGCGGCAGGAATGGAGCACTTTGCATACCAGCCAGAGCGGTGTTAAACTCCTCTTCGGTTCCGGTATATCCTTTCTCTTTTGCCGCCTGATAGGCGGACTTTCCAGGTGCACCATCCTTGCCGTCTGCCCCTGGAGCTCCGTCTTTGCCGGGCAGTCCCACCCCGGCAACTTTTTTGCCGTTTACAACGATAGCCATGTGCTACACCTCCACCCATTGCCACATGCCGGGACTGTCGGGCGGCCACGTACAGGGAATCATGTCCCCACCCTCGGCAACCTTGTAGACCTTGCCGTTGTAGCTGTAGTGCTTGCCCGCGTGGCAGTCCATGCCGTACACCCACGGGATGGGGTCGTCCGCTGTGCCAGCGTGCTCGCGGTCAATAGGCCGGTAGATGGCGAGCATGCCGTCGTCGTGCGGGAGCATCTCCTCTTGAGGAGTTACCGCCTGCACCACCCGGTAGAGCTGGCCGCCGTCGTTGAGGATACGGCCCGCAGGCAGTTCCTCGCCGTCTGCCAGTACCACCGCCCAGGTGGGAAACAGATCGGGCATGTCCAGGGCGTAGGTGTCGGGGATAGCCGTGCTGGTGGCCGCATAGGCCCTCATAGCGGCGGCGTATTGCGGAGTTAGTTCAGGCTCCGGCGGTCTATTGTCCGGGGCGGCCTGTCCTGTTTCGGGGTTGTAGCGCCACCCCTGCTCTACATCGTCCTGTACCTCTACACAGCGTCGTGCAAATGCCTCGCTATACCACTTCTCCGGTGGAAGTGCGTATTCCGGGATGATTTCGCGGACAGTGTTATCCTCATTTAAATAGACTGTTTTCATCAAGAAATACCTCTTGCGTAAATCGCCACATATCCATCGCCACCTTTACCGCCATTACCGCTGGGCTTATTCTCGCTGGAGCGGAAAACCCATCCCGCTCCAGCACCTCCTCCGCCACCGCCGCGGGTTCCATCAGTACCATTTGTTGCATTGGTCTGGCCGGTAGCTCCCGCACCTCCAGCACCGCCCCCACCAGCGCCTCCGGCCCCTCCTAATGTAGGAGGGTCATTAAGGGCTTCATCCCCGCCGCCTCCGCCGCCGCCGCAGAAAAATTTAAACCCCAAAATATCAAGATTAGGACCGTCCTCACCTGGTTTCCCGGTATTGTAGCCCCCATCGCCTCCGCTACCGCCTGTCCAAGGAGGTTCGCCTCCACCCGTGCCACTACCGTTACCATTACCTCCGTTCCCGCCAGGCGCTATAATCCCAAAAGCGCTGCTGGTCCCTCCGTTTCCTCCACTCTTCTCAACCCCGTCTCCGACTGATGCATTCGCCCCGGCACCGCCTGTCCCGATAACAATATTTTTATTTTCGATGCTATCGCTGTCCAAAATGTGATAGTACGCCGCAGCTCCGCCTCCGCCGCCTCCCCCACCTTTGTCGCCACGCGAACCGCCGCCGCCGCCAGCGCCAACCACAACCACAAAAATATCTGCATGTTTGCGGTCGAACGTATAGGTGTAGTTCCCCGGCGATGTGTACTCCTTTATCAGATAATATCCGATTGAGCCAAGCGCCTGTTCAACACTCGTGTCCACATACTGCTTGTTGGCGGCATCTGCGGAATCAGAAGGAGCGGCCAGATTGGCTATCTTGTGCCCGGTCATATCCGTGTTTGCTTTAAGTGCAACACCGCTCTCAGAGGTCTGTAGCACCTGCGTCGTGTTGTTGACCAGATTGATGCCGGAAGTGCCGACTGTGATCGCTGCCGCTCCCTCAGCCAGGGGGGCCTCAATCCGGATATTCCCGTTTGGCATCATCTTGATTTGAGCGGCAGAGCCCCCGTGCTTGATGGCCTTGTCCGCCGGGATGGTGATATCTCCCTGCATCGTCCCGCCAGTCAAAGGCAGATACTCGCCTCCGCCCTTTTGGGCCAGCTCGTCTATGGCCTCTTGTACGTTGGTAGCCTCCAGGCCGCTGCCTGTGTTGCTGTAGCCCACATATTCGGCGGAGAGGTCGCCGCCCTCTCCGTCTTCGGTTACTTCGATGGTGTAGGGGCCGTTGCCCAAGCTCTCCCCCATCTGCATCGTGCCGCCGCCGGAAACAGTTACAGCATCTGCGGAGTCCTGCTTGTTCTTAGCCAGTTCTTTGATTGCGCCTTGCACATCATCTGAATCAAGGCCACTCGTTCCTTTATCGTATAGAATCTGGCTTGCTCTAAATTGATCTTCCGCTATAATAACCACTTCGGACTGTTCTTGGGGTACAATATTGGCGATAACAGACCCGCCGTAGTCTACAGACGTAGACGAAAAGGAAGCCACACTGTCTGTTACAGTCGAAAGTGGAATTACTTTAGTATCGGTTCCTGCCGATATTTTTGAAAGCACGGTTACCCCGTTCAAGACTGCTTGCGTTATTTCAGCAATCGTGTGGTCAGCCGTTCCGAACGGGGAATCTCCAGCCGGTGGCGTTATGTTTACATACATCACAGGCTTGTCTGCCCACTCTGCCCCGTCCTCCGTTTTTTCCAGCAACTGCCCCACAGTTCCGCCATCCGGCAATCCGCTGGGGGCCGCCTGGGGGATTGCGTTGCCTTCGGAGTCAAAGCCTACCACCTGGCCAGCGGTACCTTTCAGCTTGTCTTGCTTGCCTTTTGCTGCATTGTCCGCATATCCGAAGATGTCTTGCGCCTTGCCCTGTGGGTCATATGTAGAAGACTGCATGTCTCCGCTTCCGTCGCCATCCGCACCATTGTAGACAGTGAACTCGTATGAGCTCCCATCGGTCAGCTCAATTGTGTAGGTGTCCGTGGTGCCCGGCGCATGGTTGCCGTCAGTCTGAGAGATGCCCGCAATCCCCACGCCCTCCACGCCGGAAAGATCGGAGAGATACACCCAGCCAACGCCATCATGCACATAGAGCTTGGAGTTATCTGGGTCATCTACAGTGGAGGCGATGATAACTAGGTCGCCCTCATGCATATTGAGCTTGTCCGCCTCCATAGCCTCCACAGAGGGATAGGATTTCACAATGGAGAGAACAGACTTAATCCCGGTATCGGTATACGCCTGGGTCTCTGCGTTCCATACCCACCAGGTTCCATTCTGCGGCTTCGGCGGTTTTCCGCTGTACTGCTTGGCGGTCTCGGCGCTCGCGCTTGCTTCTTCGGCCTTTGTAGTGGCCGTGCCCGCCGCTGTCTCCGCCCCGCTCTTGGCTGCTTCCGCAACCACCTGGGCGGCCTCCGCCTTGCCCT